TTTGTAATGCCAATAAAAGAAAACAACTCTCTAACAACAGATATTGAAAGAAAATGTGTTGGTATACTAAAAATAGGTAATAGTGAGTTAGAAGCATCTAATATTAACCCAGGAGACCTTATTGGTTATAAACCAGGTCGTGAATGGGAGTTTGTCGTAGATGGCAAGCGAATTTATTGTATGAAATCAAATGATATTGTTATAAAGTATGACTACAAAGGAAACGAAGAAGAATATAATCCAAGCTGGGCGAGTAGCAGTTAAAGAGTTAATTAAAGTTGCTAAAGAACCTATTATAGATTTTGGACCAGACATTTCCGCGGATAGATTAAAGAACGCAGCTGCTACAAAAAAGCTAGCTATATTTGATGCTTTTGAAATATTAAATAGGATTGAAGAAGAGCAAAACATGTTAGAAGACAAACCTAAAGAAGAAGTTAAAAAAGAAAAGACCTTTAAAGGTTTTGCAGAAGGGAGGTCTAAATAATGTACAAGCAAGCTTTATATAAGATTTTAGATAACCACATTAAACCTAAAATTATTAAACGATTAAATCGTTATAATAAATGGGAATATGGATACAATAAAGAACATGATATAATTGTAATATCAAAGACAGGTAAAATAGGTGATATATATGAGATCCAAAATCTTAAAATAGCTTTACCTAATGAAGAAAATGTTCATAAATTTAAAGATGATAAATGGGGTAAGACTGAATACCCCAAAGCTTTAGGTAGAATTAAAACTGTTTTTGACTGGAAAGAATATCCAGAGGATTTTAAAGAAAAATGGTTTGAATATATTGATGAAGAATTTAAAAGACGTGAAGAAGGTTTTTGGTTTTATAATAGAGGTAAAGCTACTTATCTTACTGGCACTCATTACATGTACTTGCAGTGGAGTAAGATTGACGTTGGGGCACCAGACTATAGAGAAGCCAATAGATTATTCTTCTTATTCTGGGAAGCTTGCAAAGCAGATACAAGATGCTACGGAATGTGCTACCTCAAAAACCGTCGTTCTGGATTCTCTTTCATGGCATCCGGAGAAGTTGTAAACTTAGCAACAATATCTAGTGATTCACGTTATGGAATATTATCCAAAACTGGTCCTGATGCAAAAAAAATGTTTACTGATAAGGTTGTTCCTATATCAGTTAATTATCCTTTCTTCTTTAAACCGATTCAAGATGGTATGGATCGACCTAAAACCGAATTAGCTTATAGAGTACCTGCATCTAAGTTCACAAGAAGAAGTATTGAAACTGGAAGCGAAGCGATAGATTTACAAGGATTAGATACTACTATTGACTGGAAGAATACAGGTGACAACTCTTATGATGGTGAGAAACTTAAGCTACTAGTACATGATGAAAGTGGTAAGTGGGAAAAACCAAATAATATTCTTAATAACTGGCGGGTTACAAAAACAACTCTAAGATTAGGTAGTAGAATTATTGGTAAGTGTATGATGGGATCAACATCTAATGCTTTAGACAAAGGAGGTAGAAACTTTAAAAAATTATATGATAGCTCAGATGTTACAAAAAGAAACCGCAATGGACAGACTAGCTCGGGATTATATTCTTTGTTCATACCTATGGAATGGAACTACGAAGGATACATTGATTCTTATGGCCTACCTGTCTTCGATACCCCAACTACTGAAGTCTCAGGACCACAAGGAGAATTTATCGATCTTGGTGTCATCGAGTATTGGGAAAACGAAGTTGAAGGATTAAAAAATGATCAAGACGCTTTAAACGAATTTTATAGACAATTTCCTAGAACAACTAAACACGCGTTTAGGGATGAGTCTAAATCATCTTTATTTAATCTAACAAAGATATATCAACAAATAGATTTTAATGAAGATTCTAATAATAAATCTGCTGTAACACGGGGTAACTTTTTATGGCAAAATGGTATAAAAGATACAAGAATTATTTTTTCTCCAAGCAATCAAGGTAGATTTTTTATAACTTGGATACCTGATGCTAATCTACAAAATAGATATATTGAGAAAAATGGTATTAAATACGCTGGTAATGAACACATGGGAGCATTTGGATGTGACCCTTATGATATATCAGGTACTGTAGATAAAAGAGGATCTAATGGATCTTTACACGGATTAACAAAATTTAGCATGGAAAACGCTCCTGCTGATCACTTCTTTTTAGAATATATAGCTAGACCACAAACTGCTGAGATATTTTTTGAAGATGTATTAATGGCTTGCATATTTTATGGAATGCCTATACTTGTAGAAAATAATAAACCTAGATTGTTATATCATTTTAAACGTAGAGGATATAGAGGTTTTGCAATGAACAGACCAGATAAGGTTTGGAACAAGTTGTCAGTAACAGAAAAAGAAATAGGTGGTATACCTAATTCAAGTGAAGATATAAAGCAAGCTCACGCTGCGGCAATTGAGTCTTATATAGAAAACTCTATAGGTTTTAATGGAGATAGTTATGGAGATTTATATTTTCAAAGAACATTAGAAGATTGGGCTTCTTTTGATATAAATAATAGAACCTCTCATGATGCTTCTATTAGTTCAGGTCTTGCTATAATGGCGTGTAATAAAAATAGATACGCACCGGTTAGCAGAAGAAAAAGAGAACCAATTGATTTAGGTATAAAAAAATATGATAACAAAGGAACGTTGTCAAAAATAATTAAATAAATGAATACATACGCAAATCCAAATAGCGCTTTTCCAAGCCAGACTGTACCAGATGCTGAGAAAGCTTCCGTAGACTATGGAAGAAGAGTAGCTCAAGCTATAGAAAGTGAATGGTGGAGACAAGGTGGTAATGGTACTAGATTTGCTACTTCATATAATAGATTCCACACTTTAAGGTTATATGCAAGAGGAGAACAACCAGTTCAGAAATATAAAGATGAATTAGCTATTAATGGTGATATGTCTTATATGAATTTAGATTGGAAACCAGTTCCCGTTATTTCAAAGTTTGTTGATATTGTATCAAATGGAATGAATAACAAAAGTTATGATATAAAAGCTTTTGCTCAAGACCCTGTTTCTTTAAAGAAAAGAACAGATTACGCTACTGCTATATATCAAGATATGTTGGCTAAGCCTTATTTAGAAGAATTAAAAAATACATTAGGTATTGATTTGTATCAAAATCCAAATGTAGATGGTTTACCAGAAGATGAAAAAGAATTAGATCTTCACATGCAGTTGTCTTATAAAGAATCTATAGAAATAGCTGAAGAAGAAGTTATAAATAATACGTTAAAGAAAAACAAATTTGATAATGTAAAGAAAAGATTCAATTATGATTTAGTTACACTAGGTATTGGTTGTGCTAAAACTAGTTGGAATAAAGCTAATGGTATAACTATAGATTATGTTGACCCTGCTAATTTAATATATTCTTACACAGAAGATCCAAACTTTGAAGATATATATTATGTGGGAGAAGTTAAACCCTTAACTATACCTGAAATAGCAAAGCAATTTCCTTATTTAACTGAAGAACAACTAACAAAAATACAACAAACAAAAGCTTATACAAGTCAAAATTTATATGGTTGGCAAACTTATGACCAAAACACTGTGCAAGTTTTATTTTTTGAATACAAAACTTATAACACTCAAGTATTTAAAATAAAACAAACAGAATATGGTTTAGAAAAAGCTTTAGAAAAACCAGATACTTTTAATCCTCCGGTTAATGATAATTTTGAAAGAGTAGAAAGAAAAATAGAAGTATTATATAAAGGTGTTAAAGTTATAGGTAACGGTGAAATGATACAATGGGAACTTGCAGAAAATATGACGAGACCTATGGCTGATACTACAAAAGTAGAAATGAGTTATACTGTATGTGCTCCAAGACTTTATAAAGGACGTATTGATTCTATTGTTAGTAGAATAACTGGGTTTGCTGATATGATTCAACTTACGCATTTAAAATTACAACAAGTTATATCTAGATTAGTTCCAGATGGTGTATTTTTAGATATGGATGGATTAGCTGAGGTTGATTTAGGAAATGGTACTAATTATAATCCAGCTGAAGCATTAAATATGTATTTTCAAACTGGTAGTATTGTAGGTAGATCATTAACGCAGGAAGGAGATATGAATCCTGGTAAAGTTCCTATACAAGAGCTAGCAACTTCTAGTGGTCAAGGAAAAGTACAGAGTTTAATTAGTACGTATCAGTATTATCTACAAATGATAAGAGACGTGACCGGATTAAATGAAGCTAGAGATGGTAGTATGCCAGAAAAAGATACATTAGTTGGATTACAGAAAATGGCCGTAAACGCTTCTAACACTGCTACTAGACACGTTATGCAAGCAAGTTTGTGGTTAACATTAAGAACATGTGAAAACATTTCTCTTAAAGTAGCTGATTCTTTAAGGTATCCTTTAACATTAAACTCTTTAAAAAGTTCTATATCTGTATACAATGTTGGAACATTAAAAGAAATAGATAAATTACCTTTACATGATTTTGGTATTTATTTACAATTAGAACCTGAAGATGAAGAAAAAGCTATGTTAGAACAAAACATACAAATGGCTTTACAGCAAGGAGGAATTGATTTAGAAGATGCTATAGATATAAGAGAAATCAATAATCTTAAACTAGCTAATGATGTTTTAAAACAAAAACGTAAAAAACGTATTACTCAAGAACAACAAAATCAACAAGCTAATATCCAGGCTCAAGAAGCTGCAAAAGCAGAAACAGTTGAAAAAACTGCTTTAGCGGAAGTTCAAAAACAAGAAGCTATTTCAGCAGCTAATGTTCAATATGAACAAGCTAAAAACCAGATGGAAATTCAACGAATGCAGTTAGAAGCTGATCTTAAATATCAAGAAATGCAAATAAAGCATCAATACGATATGGAGTTAAAAGGATTAGAGGTTGATGGTATGAGACAAAAAGAAGCTTTAATAGAAGATCGTAAAGATAGAAGATCTAAAATGGAAGCTACTCAACAAAGTGAATTAATAAGTCAAAGACAAAATGATTCTTTACCTATTAATTTTGAACAAAACACAACACCGCCATTGGTGTAAGTATTAATTATTTAATTATATTATATTATGTCAGAAGAAACAAAAACAAAACCTGAAGTGACTCAAGAAGTCAAATCAGAAGGTGGAGATATGAAAATGAAATCAAAACCTAAAGTAAAAAAATTCAATGCTACTAAAGAGGAGCCTGTAAAAGTAGATCTTACAAAAGATCCTAATGTAAAAGCAGAAGAACCTGTAAAAGTAGATTTAACTAAAAAACCTGAAGAAGATGCCATTCAAATCGGAGAAACAAAGGAAGTATCTGTGGAAAAACCATCCGGAGATAGCGCAGAGATGGGAGAACCTGTACAAGAGTCCAACGAGACTACTGAAGGGATTTCTCCGATCCAAGAAGTAAAAGAGGAAATAGAGTTAAAAAAAGAAGTAAAAGAAGATAAAGTAGAACAAGAGCATATACAACCTATTAAAAAAGTTGTATTACCAGATAATGTAGAAAAACTAGTTCAGTTTATGGAAGAAACTGGTGGTGATATTCAAGATTATGT